CGCTGGTAGTCTGCCGGTAGCATCAGTTCCTCCACGCCAGACTGATCGGCCGGCGGCGGGCGGTGCCGGCGGCGGTAGCGGACGCCGAGACCAGTTCGCTTTCAAGCACCCGGATGTGCTCGGTCAGTTCGCGCAGGCTCGGCATCTTCTTCGTGATGCGCCGGCCGTCTCGCCACAGTTCAGTGACGGCGTTTCCGGATGCGATCGTGATGCGCAGCGCCCGCGCCGCAGCAAGTTCGCGTGTGATCCGCTCGACGTCGGTCTCAGCCGCAGGCCCGATGCTGGTGTCGATGACATCGACGCCGAACGATTCTTCGAGCGTGCGCCCGCCATTGGTCGTGATGGCAACGGTAAAGATCACGCGCTGCCCGTGGGTGCCGCCAGTCAGCCATACGCGCGTCACCAGATCCGAATTCGAAGCCGCAGAGGATTGCGAGGCGCCGCCAGCCTGCACCAGAGATGCGGTTACAGCGGTGATCGTCTCGCCCGAGCCAAGGAAATCGGACCAGTCATAGGCCCAGTCCTTCGTCTCGCTCGGGTCCAGGGTTTCGGTATAGACCTGCATTCAACCTCCTAGCCTTCCGGCAGCAGCCGGGCATTGCGGGACGCCTTGATCAGGCGACCGCCCTGCGGAGCGTAAAGCGTGCGACCGTTGATGAGCGCGGTCAGGGTTCGTGACGCCGGAGTCGGCGTGTAGATCATCACGATCGGCTCGGTGACGACATGCGCGTGGATGCAGTCGGCCGGGGAGATCGCGTAGAACGGTTCGATGTCAGGCTCGCCGGCCTGGTGGGCACTGAGCGCGTCGTCGACCAGCAGTGAGTATGTGACCGTCAGAACCGGCCGGGTGGAGACGTGCTGGTGGTCAACACTCTCCGGCGTTACCGAGACCCCGGCGTAGATCAGTGGCTCTCCGCTCGTGATCTGGTGGCTTGTGTCTGCCGGGACCAGAGAATTCCACGTTGCCAGCGATGGTTCGCCCGCCTCGTGGTCGTGCGCCCCGTCTCCTGGGATCAAGTTCATACTTGCCGCAAGGTCGACCAGATCAGCCTCATGGGCGTGCAGCGCCGAATTGACCGACACTGCATAGGCCGTCGAAAGCAGCGGCGAGGTCGCACTGTGATCGTGCAATGCCGATGCCAGCGTCAGGGTCCATTGCGCCGCCAATGTTGGCGAGGTCGCCTCGTGGTCATGGCTGGCGAAGTTGATCGAGACGCTTGCGCTGAAGGTGATCGTTGGGCTCGACGAGGCAAGCAGATGGCCCGCCTGATCGATGTAGAGCATCCGCGCCGTGACGTCCGGAGACGTCGAAGCGAGATCATGGAAGGTTGACCCTGGAGAGACCGTGTAGGCGCTCGACAGGGATGGACTGGTCGAAGTGGACCCCATGACCACACCGTCGACCGAAATAGTCCAGTGCGTGCTCCCAAGTGCCCCCAACGGCGTACTAGCTATGGGGCAAAAGCCGAGCACTTAAATTACGTCCAGTATTCGTCGTTGGTATAGTCCGACGGAATATCCTCCATCGCTTGAATGGCAAAAGAATGGAGCCAGATTGGCTGACGAAATTCAGCGGATGCCAGCATTATTTCCTGCCATTCCAAAGCAGTTACGGAAACTGATCCGGTATTGGTAACAATGCTGATCCCCATTTCGCCGCGACCTATCGCTATGGCGGCCAGAGATGCGCTTGTAACCTCCGACCACCCCTCTAGGTCATCCTTGGTCGTGCCGATGTGGTGGACGCCACGAGAGTCTCCGAAATCATAATCGAAGCCCAGGGCCAGGCGGCGTTCACGCTCGGCAACTACGCCATCCACCGTCCCAGGTGCTCTGGCTGACTCCGAGAATGTGAGGCCGTCGTACAGCCACCCAATCTGGGCTTCTTCGCTATGGACCCAACCTTGTGATGCCGCGAAGCCACTTTCGGCCAAAGCGATGTTTACAACGACCCCATTGTCGACAACCGCAAAGCGCATAGACATCACCACGAATAGACGCGGCAGAGGCCGCCGCCGCCAGCCCCACCGGCGCCAGAATTGTAGCTATTTGTGGATCCAGCTCCGCCACCGCCCCCAGCGGCATAGCCGCCATCGCCACCGGCGTAAGATGCGGCTGCCCCTTCGGCAGACCCGCCACCACCTCCGCAAAATGCCTGACCATCAGCCCCTACGGAAGATGAGCCAGCCGCACCCCCGCCTCCGGAAATTACACCCTGGGAACCACCGGCAGAAGGAACAAGGATCCCATTACTGCTATTGATGCTTCCGCCCATACCTCCGCCGGCGCCGGCGTAGGACGACCCCTTGCCTGCGAATGCGACAAGAGATCCGATACCTCCACCCGCGCCTCCGCCGAATGCAGAATAGTAGCTTGCCGCATCCGATACTCCGGCGGCGCCGCCGCCGAAATGGCCAGGACCACTACTTACAACGGGATTTCCGCTAGAGAATGTTCCACCGCCGCTACCCCCGGCGATTGAACTTGATGTCGTGCCAGAGGATCCCCCGGATCCGCCATACGCGGTGAGAAACGACCCAAAAGTCGTATTACCCCCGGCAGACCCAGCCGCGCCGCTGGTGTTATCCGAAGATACCGCCGCGCCACCACTTCCACCCGCTCCGATCGTCACAGTCTCGGTAGATGAAAGTTCTGATGCCTTGAATATCTTGAACTTATATCCCCCTCCCCCGCCTCCGGTGCCGCCTATTCTAGCAGAACCAGCAGAAGTCCCCCGACGCCCTGAGCCACCGCCGCCCCCAGCACCCCAAATCTCGACCAAGACGAATGTGACATTGTCTGGCTTCGTCCATGTTCCGGAGGAGGTAAATTCCTGCAGGTCGCCCTTTACGATGTCACTCTCGAGTGCGGTTATAGCAACCGTCGCGGATCCACTCAGGTTCAACGCGGCGTTGCTGTTCGAAGATCCGATGACACTGCGCGAGAGGGTTGTTCCGGAAGATGTGTAAGTCCCGGTTCCGACCTCCCATGCCGTACCATCTTCAATCAGGTAGGAGACGACGTCACCATTGCTGACGCCACCGTCGGCAAATGACTGGAAGCCGCTAGAGGCGGAGCCAAGGGTTATGGTTCCGGTTCCAGTAGTCGCCGTCGCGACCTTCACCCGGTTAGCTAGTTTTACCATTACGATGGATCTGCGATCTCGATCTTCCACGTCCCGATGTCGACCGTGCCGCCCGCACCGACCGCCTGGCTCGCCGTGGTCGTGACGTACTGCAGCGCAGTACCGGAGACATCGAGCAGGGCCGCGTGCGTCACCGTCCCGGTCACGTCCACGGTCACGCCGGTCTTCGCCGCGATCGTCGTCTTGCGTCCGGAGGTGTCGCCATTGGCGTGGGTGAAGTCGCTCGACGACATGGTCACGTCGGCCAGCGCATAGGTCGCGTTACCCTCGGTGTAGGTCGTCGGCTGAGAACTGCACACCGTCTGCCGGGTGCAATTATTCTTGATGATGTCGAGCGCGCCGTCGAGAACCGCGTCTGCTACCAGCTTACCCATTGGTCAGAACCTCCCGACCATCCCAGACGTAAGCCTGGGCTTCCTCAAGCGAAGTGCCGCGGGCAACCGCAGCGCGATCGGGCATGACGAACTTGCCCTTGTTCGATCCGTCGCCCCAGATGGTGCAGGGATCGATGTCGAGCTCGTCGATGCCGATGGTCACGGCAGCATCGCCGTCGTGATCGTCGGCCCAGCCACAAGCCTTGAAATACGGCGCGGCATCCGGGTCTTCGAACCCGTATGCAACGCCCGGGTGCAGGTCGAGGCGACCATGCTTCACCCGCTGGTTGAACATGATGACGTCCATCGTCGGAGTTCCTTCCTTCTCAGTTCTTTCGATTGAGCGCGTTGAACCGCTCGATCATGGTCGCCTTCGGCTTGGCGCTTACTGGGGCCCGTGCCGATCCCGCCTCGGTGGGCAGATCACCTCCTTCCGGATGGAGTGAGATCGGCTTTGCCCAGACCGGCCGCCGTGCCGGATCCGACCAGATAATTTCCTTGCGGTCAGGCTGAAGCATCAGCCGCCCAGCCTTGGTGTAGCCGAGCAGGTCGAGCGTTTCGTTCGGCCCATTGCGGACGAACGACCTGTCGATCAGCGGCTCGTTGAAGATTTCCTCGTATGCCTTGTCCGGCATGTTGGTCGGGAACACGACCTGACCCGGCGAGCCGTCATCAATCGCCAGATCCTCGAGCGTTTCCTCTTTCAGCTTGTGGACGCCGAGCATGGTGAGCGTCACCACCGGCAGGAGTGGCTTGCCCTCGGAGTCCTTCGAAATCTTGGTCGGCGTAGGCGGCAGCGGTTCAGCCTTCGGGTTGGTCGAACCCTTGATGCAGCGCACGCGACGAAAATTTATCCAGCGCTTGCCGTCCATCTGCCGCGCGAACTCGTAAGCCTTCCACGTCACGTTGCCGTCGGAGGCGTCGATCGTCATCACCGCTACCGGCAGCGCCCGGCCGGGATCGTCGCGCAGCGGGTAGAGCCGGTCGATCTCCGGCTCGAGCACCGCCCAGTCGTCCTGCACCTTGGCCGGCGCGATGTCGCGCAGCGTGCCATCGGCGTGCATCCGCTGCCGGATCGTGCGGCGGTCGATCACCGCTGAGCGGCCTTCCGCATCCCATCCTCGGGTGAGGATGTCGAACTTGTTACCGCCGACGTCGACCGCCTTGGTCAGGTAGAGCACCCAGGGCGGGACCGAACCCATCCGGTAATCGAACGGCGAGACCGGAGCATCCGCCAGTTCCTTGGTCCGCTCTTTCAGCGCGCGGGCATCGAGCCCGGTCACGTCGCCGGCGCCTTCGAATGCCTCACCGAATGTTCGGACCAGCACCTGCTTCAACTTGTCGGTCTTGCCGGTGCGCTCCTTGTGCTCGATCGCGCCTTCCAATTCGCGGGCGAGCTCGCTGAGCGCGACCTGCTTGCTCATCAGGACGTGGATCCAGAACCCCCAGGTCCGGTTCTTCTCCGGGTCGCCGGTGATCCCGGCGCGGATGTCGAGACCTTGACCGCGGTGCATGTACGCGCCCCCCTCGATCATTTCGGCCCGCTGGTCCTCGTCGAGCACCACCCCGCAATGCGGGCAGGCGATGCCGGCCGACCGTTCCGCGAGGCTCAAGCGGCGATCGACCGGCGTCGCCTCGGCCGACCGGGTGTAGGTCAGCCGAAACCGAGGTACGTCGGGCCAGTGCTTCGTCGGGTAGGGCGAGCCGTGGCCGCCGCATTCCGGGCACCGGAAGATGAAAATGCCTTGCGTGGAGAGCGTCCACGCCGCGGCGATGCCTCCGCTCCACCCGATGTCAGGGTGCGCGCAGGCGTAGATCTTGCGGTCGTTGCCCAGCATTCGCTGGCGCTGGCGACCCTGCTCGAGGAAGTTCGAGCGGTAGTCGCGGTGGTAGCTGTCCGGCTCGTCGAACACGATGTAGGCGGCTTGCCGGTTCGTGGTCGTCTTGCCCGACATCACCATGAGTTCGATCGTCTGTGAGCCGACCCGCTTCATGGTCTTCTTGTTGTCGCTGGCCTTGGGGCCGATCCGGGACGCGACCCCGGGGTGATCCTCGAAGATCGGCGTGAACACGCGGTCGCCGTATGACCGGACCTCCTCGGGCCCGGCCAAGTACCACATCACGTCGCCAGATGGACCGAAGTCGAGGCGCTTGAGCGCATGGTTCTCAGCGACCACCGTGCCGCCAGTTCGCCCCGGCTTGGGGACCACGATCTCGAGGACGTCGGGATCGTCGTGGGCCTCCATGATGGGGACCAGGTAAGGCGTCAGGTCGCGGGACCAGTTGGTCTTCGTGCCGTCCGGCTTGCGGATGACCCGGTGCTGTTCCGAGTAGTCGATGGTCGAGATGAACTCGCGCGGCAGCAGTCGGTCGAGCAGGCTTGCGGCAATATCGGCGGGGCGCTGGCAGAACGAATGGCTTGAGAGCAGTTGCGCCTGCTCAGCCAGTTCCGCCCTGCTGAATACCCGCACCCGTCCGATGCTCCTCGATGAACTGTGCCGCCTGGGCGTGAACCGATGTTGCGACCGACCGCAGATGCTGGTCGATCGATGCCCGGACATGCGCCGGCAGATTTCCGTTCGGGTCGACCTTCGTCCGCACCCCGAGGATGCCGTCGAGCACCTTCTGATTGTACCCGGCCACGAAACTGATCACGTCGTCGGCCGGCACATATTGCCGTTGCCGCTCCGCCGCCGAGACGATCGTCACGGTGAGGTTCACCAGATCCTTGGTCTCGGCCATGCTCGGCGCCGATTCCTCGGCGGGAAGCTGGACGCCCACCGCCTTGGTGATTGCCCGGCTCTTGCGCGCCTGGCCGGCGAGCCTTGCCTTGAAGTGGGCGATCAGGAAGGCGACGGTCTTGCGCGGCCGAAAGGTCCACTCGATCCCGTTGCCGCCGCGATCAAAAGCGCCAGACTGATCGAATCCTTCGATTTCATTGCACCAGTCCCGGAG